TACCCGATTAGACAAGCGGCAGTTGCCGTGTCTATCAGTGGGCTCGAGGAACTTCAAAATAGTGGTGAATAATCGCCACTTAAGCGGGTGAATTCGGTGGAACTCTCAGAAATGAGACAATGCCGAGCCAAGCCGTCGAGGGCTAAAGGTTCGACGGAAGGTGTAGAGACTAGGCAATGAGTCCCAACAATAATTTGCCCACGAGCGCCCGCCGGAACAGTGTTGACGGATCTCACAAGTATGTAACCTATGAGAAGTTATGGGCTTATATGCGTCAGCAGAACGCTCTACTGCGCCGTCTTAAGCAAGGTTCCGATGAGATAGTCCGGACTGCATCGCGAGATGCAGAGGCGTCGGATAAAGAGCCGTCGCGATAACAAAACGGAAGAAGCCATTATTGATCTTCTCGAGTCAAGAGTGATGAATGCCGAAGACACCTTTATGAATGGATTGTCGCAGGGTGTCTACGGAGATGGTAGTGTTACCAATTCAGTTGGTGGACTTCAGCTCCTCGTGTCTTCTACCCCAACATCAGGTGTTGTTGGCGGTATCGACCGTTCAGTATGGACGTTCTGGCAGAACCAATCTTGGTCTGCGGCTACCAATGGCAATACAACCCTAAGCTCTGCGTCTATCTTACAGCAGATGGATGCGTTGTGGGTGCAATTGGTTCGTGGCCGTGATTACCCTGACCTGATCGTCGCTGACAACGTGACATATAGGTATTACCTGAATGCGTTACAATCGATTCAGCGTATTGGCCCAGAGTCACGTGCGCCAGACATGGCTGAGTATGGGTTTACGACCTTGAAATACCTCCAAGCCGACGTCGTGTTGGATGGTGGCTTCCAAGGCTTCAGCACTGATCCACTTCCAGCGCAGACAAGCACTGGTACAGCTGTAGGTGGTGCGCCGTCGACGACCATGTATTTCCTTAATACGAAATATATATATTGGCGGCCGCATGCTCGGAGAAATATGGTACCTCTCGATCCTGACAGATTTTCGGTTTTTTCGTGGCCGCATGAAGGCAAAACCCTTCATTGAAAACTGGGTGAAACGGGGAACCTCTCAGAAATGAGACAATCCCGTAGCAAGCTACCAAGGGCAGTTGGTTTGGTAGAAGCTCTAACGACTAGGTGGTGAGTCCCAACAATAACCCACCCACGAGCGCCCGGCACCTCCAGTAGGTGAAGAGATAGTCTGGTCTGCATAGTGATATGCAGAAGTATCGGATAAAGAGCCGATACGGTAACAGCCGCAATCAGGATGCGATGATCAGATTAATTGGATGGGCAGGAAATATGACAGTTTCGAACTCCTTCCTCCAAGGAATCTTGGTATCGTAATTGACAACAATCACCCTCCGCTGATATAGGTTTTGTGTAAACCAGTCAGCGGAGGTGTTTTGTGAGAAGTGGCGTAATCTACAGAATAAAGTGCTTAGTCAATGGCAAAGTGTATGTAGGCTCATCAAGGAATAAAGATAAAAGACGCACAATGCATTTTTCAGATTTGAGGAAAGGGGGTCACGGGAATGAATATTTGCAAGCAGCATATAATAAACATGGAAAAGATAATTTTGTATTTGAAATTCTTGAAGAATGCAATGAAGATAAGTTATTAGTGCGTGAACAATATTGGATGACAGAATTAAAATCTTGTGAAGGTAAGCACGGTTACAATCTAGCCATTTCAGCGAAATCAAGGCCAGATACTGCGCTATTATGGAGTGATCCAGAATTTAGAAAAACACAACCAGTTAAAATCAGTGCTACAATGAAGAGATTATCTGAGACTGATAAAGCAAAGGAAAGATTAACAAAAATTTCAAATGGGTATTGGGGTGCTGAAGAATCTAGAAAGAAAGTCAGCAGCAGAATGCTGAATGCTTGGGCTTCTTTACCTGAAGATGAGAAAAAGCGTAGACAACAAGGGCTTTGTGTACGCGAAATAGTTAATTATATAACCCTTAATGGAATTACAAAACCACTTATTGAATGGTCTGAATTATCGGGTTTGCCACGTGGGCTTTTGCGTGAAAGATTGAAAAAGGGTATAACAGGTAATGCAATGTTTGCCCCTGCAAGGGTAAGAAAACCTAAACCTGAATTTGTTGTGGAATGGTTGAAATAACCCTTAAAATAAAGTATGTACTAATCAAAGCAAAAAGGGGTAAATTATGTTCCGACATGCAATTCTAATCACTGCACTTTGCGCATTTACCACGGCATCCTATGCACAATACTACCCAAATTATCAACCGCCAGATTATTACCCAGTACCTGAAGATCAATACTTCTATCCAGTTCCCCCACAACAATATGCCGACCCACCAGTTCAACGATATAGACAATCAGATTTAAGTTATAAATGTGCTCAGGCTAGTGAGTATATCAGGAATAACAACTGTGGCCCTCAAGGTTGTGATATCGGATTGTGTATTGCCTTACAGCACGGATGCCGTATAAATCATTGGGGTCATACTTGCCCTTGGGGTAGATAATGAGTGATCTTTCACTTGAACAAAAGAAGGAATTCCTGAAAGACCTTGCTGAACTTTATAAGAAGCATGGGCTTTGCCTTTGTTGGGATCGAGATCGTGAAGAGTGGTACCTTTATGATTTAGATGAAGGCACTATTTCTGAAATAGAAAGAGATGTACTTTAAATGCCACAGATCAGGTGTCCTGTTTGTTATGGGCTGGCTGTGTTGATATGACCGATGAAGACGGTGACTCTGACGCGTGGCCCTGCACCAGATGCGATGGGACTGGTTCAATAGAATATGATGAAGACGATAAAGATTTACTTAGTAAAAGGAGAGAAGAGTGAAAATCTTAGCGGTTGTGCCCCTTGGAGTAGTTTTGAGTTGTGCATTCATAACTGATGCCTCTGCACGTCATCCTCATGTGATGTGCCCCGGTGGTCTCAGTTATCAATACTTCTGGGATTCTGATCCTAGGATTATTTACCAGGAACGCCGTGATAATAACGGCCAACTTTGCGAACCCCGTGAACGTGGTTCATCTGGTAATAATCCGTTTACTGCATTCACTGCGTCATTTGCACCCCCATCGCCTGGACATAAGAACGACCACGGTCATCATGGTCATCATGGTCACGATGGTCATCATGGTCACGGCCACGGCCACGATCACAACGGTCATGGACATGAAGGTCATGGACATGAAGGACACGGCCACAATGGCGGTGGTGACCACGGCCACGAAGGTGGGCATGGCGGGCATGGTAGTGAAGGCGGACACGGAGGGCACGGAGGTAGTGGAGGCCATAGTGGTGGTCACGGTGGTAGCTCTAGCGGCGGCGCAGGTGGCCATGGTGGCAGTTCCGGTGGAGGAGGTGGGCACGGTGGAGGGGGCGGTGGTAGCAGCAGCTCCGGCCACGGAGGGAAATGACTTATGCCATCTAAGATAAGTCAATATAACTTCCCTAAGCCTGGTAAAGTCCTTCCTACTGGTTCTAAGGTCAAACCCCAAAGGATCAGACCTATAACTCAAGGAGTGACTGTTCCCCCAAAGCCACCAAAAGCGGCGATGGCTAAGCCCCCTAAAATATCTATAGCCAAGCCACCCAAGGTGAGTGGAGTCAAATATACTAGAACGACCAAAGCCAGATAGACCTATGCATACGATATATAGATTATCAGATGACGAGCCAATCGTCACGTTGGTTGGTGACAATGGATATGTATGGTGGTATACATACGTAGTCATACCGTATCGATGCGAATGGTAAATCTTCACGGGGTTCCAGAAGGGTCCTTTGCGATATGGATTAAAGGCTATGTTTGCACCGGCATGGCCGCCCCCTTCATATAAATCAGGTGAAAAGCCGTAGTGTGGCTGGCGGCCTTTGCTGAAGGGATCAGCCGCCTTTGTACAGACCTTCAGCACTAATCATATAAATCAGGTGAAATATGAGTGAGTATATGCAGAAGGCACCCTATCCTGAAATCTTAAAGAATTTGATTGACAAATTGGAATACAGACCGGGGTGGAGGGTTTCATTAGAACATATAGATCGAGGTCAGGGGTCAGAAGGTTTAACCCTGAAAATATTATCGCTTGGCTATGATTCTTATCATCCCGATCGTGGACAGTCTTATCGTGTTTGGCATTATATGCCAGTGCCGCCAGCGGCTTACAATGAACAGTCTTGGCGTCGTTGGCTATTGGAACAATTTCTTTTAGTTGAACGACATGAAGCTTGTGAGTTTTTCAAAATAGATGGTGAACGGCCATACGCTCCTCATCACGGCCCAGGCAACGACCCTTACATAATTTTTGATCATGGAACTGATGAAGACGTTCGCACTATGTACACTGGTAAAGTCAGGCGAGCTTAACTTTGACTTTATCATTTAAGATTGGTAAAGTGACTTGTCATCCCTTAGAGGTACGCTTATGAATACATCAACCGGCGAAAAAAATCCACGAATTACAAAGGCGCAGAAAGCAGTTGCTGATGCGATGACATTGCTGCTTGAGGCAGTTAATCGTTTAGAAAGTGTTATAGCAGCCGAAAATTATCAACGTGGCTTTGATGACGGAGTTCAACATGTTAGGGTAGAATTTAAACGAATAACCAGTGAGGATGAAGACAATCCGGAACCTGTACCAACTAAACCTTATGTATTAACTGAAATTGATAGGATTATGAGTGACAGTATTATTTCTTATGTAACCGATAGCCCTGGATTGAGAACTATTGATATTACCAGCAAGGTTGTTATCCTACCTGTTAAGCCAGCCCTAACTGAGAAATCGGTCAGGTTAGCTATAAATCGCCTGAAAAATACTGGCAAGATTGAAGATAAAGCTGGGAGATGGTATTTAGTTGGAAGTAAGAAGGCACCAGCACAAGATTTCAAGGTTATGAGATACCTTGAGGATGGAAGTAAATACCTGGGTGCTGATATTCTTAAATAAAACTTGAATGGGACTGAAAAGTGAAATATAAATATATGTGCAAACCGTTGCATGCCCGACCTATCCATGCCGAACCGATCCGGTCCATTGCAAACCACACCACACTCCGCTTCTGTGCATTGAAGAAGAATGGAGTAAGTAAAAATAAAGAATACCTTGGTGCTGATGCCATTAAGGGGTAATTAAGTGAAGACAATCCTAGCAACAGTCTTTGTTGTTTTTGCTTTTCAGGCAGCAGCTGGTCCGTTGCCTGATCATAACCTTACACCCGGTGAAGCTAATCCTATTTTAACTATGGACGTTATTTGTGCTAAAGGGTTCACCACAAAGACTTATCGTCACGTCACGTCTGCAATGAAGCGTCAAGCATATGCGCTTTATAATATGCAGCCTTTCAAAGGGACTTGTGCCCCTAAGGGATGTGAGGTTGACCATTTGGTTGCATTGACGATAGGGGGTGAAAATTCTATTAAAAATCTATGGCCTGAACCATTTGGTGGGCCATGGAATGCACATATGAAGGATCGCTTAGAAAATAGGTTACATACGCTTGTGTGTGACGGGAAGATGGATTTGAAAGAAGCTCAACATGAAATTTCTACTGATTGGGTAACTGCTTATAAGAAGCAATTTGGAGCACATGGGGAGTAAGCCATGGTTGAAAATGTCATAATGTTGCTGATCTATGTTTGTTTAGTTGTTGGGTTGTGCTATCTGGTTATCTGGGTTCTAGAACAGTTAGGTATTGCCTTACCCCCTAAAGTCGTCCAAATCTTTTGGGTCATTGTTGTACTGATTGTAATTCTATTAGTTTGGCGGGCACTTGCTCCATTTATTTCAGGTGGTGTTCACCTGTTTCCAAAATGAGGGGAGTACTTAATTGGCAGCATTTGAGCCGTTCCAGCCCAATGTAAGTGGCACGTCCGGTTTGACTGTCAAAGTCACGGGTAATGCTGGTCCTACGTCGGTTTCTGGCACATTGGATTCAACTGCCAAGTATGCGCCATCTGTTCTTGTAGTAAATAATGGTACGGTGACTGTTTTTGTTAGAATGTCATCTGAAGCTACGCCTACAGCCACATCGTCTGATGTTCCTATGATCGCTGGGTCGTCGCGTGTTTTTGAAAATGAAATACCGCTGGGGAAGCTTGGCTTAGCAGTTTTATCATCGACAGCTACATCGAATGATGTATATTTCGTCCCCGGGCAAGGGGGAGTTTAGAGTGGCAGCCCAAATTCCATTTGAAGTCAATATTGTAGCCAGTGTATCAGGCAAGACTATATCTATTGCCCCAGCCGCTGCAAATACTTCAGGCCCTGGAACATTAGACAGTACAGGAACTTATGCGCCTCATGTCTTAGTAACTAACCCCAATGCTTTTACGGTGTTTGTTAGAATGTCACCTGAGGCAACACCAGTAGCATCCGCAGCCGATGTACCTATCACGGCTACTTCAGTTCGGTTATTTGCAAACCAGGAACCAAATTCTAAGTTAGGTATAGCAGTTCTTGCATCAGTTACTACAGCAGTGGTCTATTTTGTTCCTGGACAAGGGGGCATAATTTGAGTCGTTACCGGATCGTTTTAGGATTCTTGAGTAGTGACCCAAGCACTCAGAAGTCCATCGTTACTCATGATCAGGATGCACATGTTGTAATTGATAGGGTAAAAGAACTAGATAGTAGTTTCCAAATATTATCAACGAAAACACTTAGTCCAATTGAAGCACTGGTTATTGATCATAATAGAGACACCCTATTTGAACGTATTATTAATTCTGAAGAATTGAAACGTCAGTTAGATCATTACCGCAAACCAACACAGAAATCACCACCTATTACAGTTAGGAAAAGGGAACAAAAAGAGGATGACGAAGAAGCTAAGCCATTCAAAATTGGACGCTCTTCGATGATTACTAGGATGAAAAGCAGGATCTGGTGATCTAATGACCCCGAAATTTGAGGAGGTAGAAGCCTTTATTAAAAATAAATACTATCGTTGGTATTATCAGATAGTTGATAAAGCCAGGAAACGTGGTGTTCCTGGTGAATATCATGAGAAACATCATGTCATTCCTAAATGCATTGGGGGTAAAAATGATTCTTACAATGTGGTCAACTTAACATTCAGGGAACATTACCTAGCCCACTGGTTATTAACTAAATTCACGGAAGGAAATATTTTAAGAACAATGAATTATGCATTAGGAATGATGGTAAATGGTAAGTATCGCGGTGGTAAAGTTCCTTCTAGATGTTTCAAGAAGTCGAAGGAGGCTATTAGATTAGCCAGAAAGGGAACTAAGCTTTCTGATGAAATTAAATTGAAGATTTCAAGATACAAACATACTGATGAAGAAAAAAGGAAGATTTCACTTGCTTTGAAGGGAAGAAAATTTACTGAAGAGCATAGACGCAAGATAGGGCTCGCTACTATAGGAAATAAAAGTAACTTTGGTAGGAAACCAAGTGAGGAAACAAGGCGTAAAAGGAGTATTTCTATGATTGGAAAGAACTTAGGTAAAAAGTTGACGGATGAACAGCGTGAAAAGGTCAGCAAAGCTGGAACTAAGATTTTTGTTGATTATTTAGGTAACTGTATGACAATACAGCAGGCAATTAGAGCATCTGGAAATAATATTCGTCATGATGCAGTTATTGCAAGATTGAACCGGGGTTGGCCCCATCGCGAAGCTGTCGAAATGCCTGTTGGTAGCAGAAAAAAGTATTGTCCTTCCTTTCAGTTAGGTTGATGTAAAATGGCTAAATTACCGAGGCTGACAATCTCAACATTCAGACATATGGCGATTGACGATTTTAATCGCTTAATTGCCGCTCCAGCTACGCCGCCTTTAAGTGAGGTATACCTTGAAATCACACACGAATCAATTGTATCTGATCCATTCCCTAAATGGACATCATTTATACAAATAAAAGCTGCGGCCGATTGTTGTTTGGCGTTCGCTGCCGCTGGTCAAGATGATCCAGTGGCCGATCCAGATTATCATTTTATGGAAGCAGGTGAACTTCGCTATTATGGTGCTTCTGAGGGTTCCAGAATAGCAGTTATAGAGGCTGTATCATGATGATGGGGGGAAGAAGTAATAGTTCAAAAAGCATTATTGACCTATTGGCCAATTCAGATGCTCTAAAGGCAGCTATCGATTCACATAATAAGGCAACAGAAGCACGGATTAAGTCTGCTGAGGATCATCGTAAGGCTAAGGAAGATGCATCAGTAATCCTTAATCAACTTAAACATAAACAGAATGAACATGATGAAAGGGAACGTCAATTAGTAGACCGGCAGCAAATTCTTGATAAATTGAGTGGACAATTGAATGATCAAATAGCCGATTACAATTTTAAACATAGAAATCTAGAAGAGTCTAAAACTGAACTTGCACGCCAAAAATCAGACCAGCAACATATACTCCAACGTATGACAAATGAGGTTTTGGCTAAAGATCAGGCAGCCAATCAGAAGCATTTGCATTTAGAACAACAATTAATGTCAGTAGCTCAAAAACATGAAGAACTTTCACGCCGTGAAGCCCTAGTTCTTCAGCGTGAGACTGAGATTGTTGAGTTTGCCGATAAACTTAGGGGGCGATAAGAACTTCGGATTAAAGCCAGATGGCACAGCCACTTTGGGGTTTTGAGTGCCAATCATTTCAATTGTCTTCTTGCCCTAAGATTAGGCAGAGGCATTCAGGGGCTAGTGGTAGGTCAGAGTTTCGTTCATTCCCCCATTGGATTAATAGTGGCTGGGAAATACAATCATTTCAACCATCTGTACGTCCTAAGATTAGGCAGAGATATCCAGGTATTAAGGGTAAGTCTAGTTTTGCCATCTTCAGAACAGTCAGAATTATTGGAACAGTTAGGGATAGTGTTGGGGTAACAGCTTCTTACTCTGTGATCGCTACTCAACGCTGATGATCGTCAAGGGAGTTTAATCATGCCTATTACAATTACTATTACAGGTACTGGCACCGACAGTGCTGGCGTGCCGTTTACGTTTACGACGACTGCTACACAGGAATCTATTACGGTGACTGCTGTGGTTACGCCTGCTGTCGCTGCTGTGGGGACGACCCGTAATCTGACGGTTACAGCGAGCGGTGGTACTGCCCCTTATACATTCAACACGCCTGTCGCTACAGGCATCACGTTTACTCCAGTTACAGGCCAGCCAAATCAATGGACTTTCGTTTTCTGAAGGATAAGTAATTGACTCTTTGGGCTCCAGTTCAGATTACAGTGCCTGGTACCATTGACCCTATATCTGTACAGTGGGGTTCCCCAGGCGGGGCTAAGTTCGGTGATACATTCGTACCTATAATTTCTGCTTCTTTGGTTGATCATAGCATACAGGTTGAAGGAACTTTTGGTGCTGGTACTATAGTTCAGATTCAAGGCAGTAATGATGCTATCTCTACAACTACAGGAAATTATCACGCACTCACTGATCCATATTCCAGCACTATTAATATAGGATCTGCTCAAATACGTCAGACGACTGAGATAACATCTTGGATTAAACCATCCATCACCGCTGGTGATGGAAATGAGAGTTTAACAATAACGGTTGCGTTCAGACGATCAGTAAGGTAGTATAACCCCTAACTAAAGGACGACAATCATGGCTAACTATGAAGCACCTCTTTTGAATATCTCTGTTATTACCACATTCCGTACTGCTGGTCTCCTGTTCCCAAGCCCGACCGCCAACTTGGCGCGGCGTATTCAGGTCTATGAAATTGAGTTTGGGCAGGCCGGCGCACTTAACTCTACTGATATCCAAAACTTATGGGATGTGAGCAGGTGTGCCACTAATGCCGCCACTGGTTCTGCTGTTGTACCTAGCCCATTAGACCCGTCTGATAGCAGCCCCTTGTCACAGTTTCTTAATGGTACCACTGCCGAACCGACGATGACATCGGCAGGTCTTGGCCTTTCTATTAAGCAATGGGGCATTAACCAACGTGGTTCTTATAGATGGCGTGCCCTTGACGACGGTGACAACATCATAATCCCAGCGACTATTGGCAATGCTATTGCCATCCGCGAATTGAGTGGTAGCGGTAACGCTTCCCAAACAGCGGTTGGAAACGTATCTTTCGTCGAAAGATAATCCCGCTGGAGTAAGTAGGATGCCCCTGCGTATTAAACCTGGGGGTATTTCTCAGGTTTTTATGCCTTATTATGTAGAAGAATTTTATTCTTCTACATGCTCCCACTGTCAACACATTACTGACTTCCCTTCAATGAGGAAGATGCATGAATATGTTGATGTCTGCCGTGGTTGCATGAAGCTGATCTGCTTACAGTGTGCAGGTAAGCCATGTGTGACATGGGTCAAGCAGTGTGAGATTGAAGAAGAACTAGCACGTCGTAGGTTTCGTGAACTTTAAAGTGAGTTCAAATAATACATACTGCTTAAAAATACAAGCAGCTTCGGCTTGAAGCTGCTTCCAAGAAAGGGAATAAGATGAGAAACAAATACAAAACTTTGCTAGGAAGTGTGGCGATAGTTTTTGCTACTATCACACACGGCGTAGCGCAAGTCTTTAATGAGTTCACACTTCCCACATCAACGTTAGGCAATCCATATTCAATTGTTACGGGTCCAGATGGTGCTATGTGGGTCACTGAATTTGCTACAAATAAGATTGCACGTGTAACAACGGCTGGTAATGCTAACGATAGGATTGGACCACTGACCGGAGCCGTTGTTTATCAGGAATATACAGTTCCTACTGCTTCTAGTGCACCGCTTGGTATTACAGTTGGTCCTGACAAGGCGCTTTGGTTTACTGAACAAAGTGGTAACAAGATTGGTAGAATTACAACTGCTGGTGTTATCACTGAATTTGTAGTCCCGACAGCTTCCGGTCAACCTTCATACATTACTACGGGTCCAGATGGAAATTTGTGGTTTACTGAAAGAACTGGAAATAATATTGGACGCATCACAACTTCTGGTGTGATTACGGAATATCCGGTTCCGACGCCTGGAAGTCTCCCCTTGGGCATTACGGCTGGTCCTGATAACGCATTATGGTTTACTGAGAATTTAAATAGCGGCAATAAAGTTGGCAGGATCTCAATCTCTGGTTCCATTACTGAGTATTCCACTCCTTCATCAGCCACCAGTCAACCTAATAGTATTGTGGCTGGTATAGACGGAGCATTGTGGTTTACCGAACAAACCGGAGCTAATATAGGCAGAATAACAACTGCTGGCGTGATTACAGAATACCCAATTAGTATTGGTAACCCCTATGGGATCACAGTAGGGCCAGATGGTGCTTTGTGGTTCACTATTATAGGACCAGGGGCACCCACCGTCGGTCTTATAGGACGCATTACAGCTAATGATGGAGCCTCTGTTTTATATCGTGTGCCTACACTACAGTCTAATCCCCTTGGTATCACAACTGGACCAGACGGTGGAATATGGTTCACTGAAACTTACGTGAGCCAGATTGGCCATCTGACTTTGTCTAAATAAAGTTGACGTAAAAACTATTACCCAAAGCAAATTGAGCTTGGGGAATAGCTTAAGATGACTTAGTAGTTAAATATGAGTAAGATAGAGGACATAGCATCATATACTGCGCTCATCGCAAGGGCGATGCAGCCTATTTATGATAAGATTAGCAGAATCGAAAATTCAGTTGAGCATTTTAAATTTTACATAAACGCAATTCATGATCTAGAATATAGACGTTTATTTCAGATTGAATCTTCGAAACCAGAAAATGCTGGCAAATTATGGCAATATGGTTACAAAGTGTATAGTCAGAATGACGAAGATGGAATGATTGCCGAGATATTCAAACGAATAGGAATTACAACTAAAACATTTATAGAAATTGGGGTTGGTAACGGTATAGAATGTAATACTGCTAAACTTCTAGTAGAAGGGTGGTCAGGTTTATGGTTTGAGGGTCAACCTGACAATGGAAAAGGCACAATAGAACCTCATTTTAGCAAACGTTTTAGCATAAAGGAAGTATTTGTAACTGTCGAAAATATTAATAGCCTTTTGTCAGAAGCCAGTGGATGGGGTGAGGTGGATGTTTGTAGTATTGATGTTGATTATAATACATATTGGTTATGGAAGGCATTGACAGTAATTAAACCACGTGTAGTTATCATAGAATATAATGCTCTGTGGCCGCCACCGATTTCATTAGTGGTGCCTTATGATCATAAGGCAGTATGGGATATTACAAATTATTATAGTGCTTCGCTTGAGGCAATGACACAAATGGCAACGGGTAAAGGATATTCGTTGGTTGGTTGTGATTTAACCGGAACGAATGCCTTCTATGTGCGTGATGATTTAGTAGGTGACAAATTTTTACAACCTTATACGGCTGAGAAACATTACATGCCTGTAAATTACAATTTTAATCATTCATCAGGTCATCCTAGTAGGATAGCCCCGTACCTTAATGTGGTTGCGTCTGACGGGGTTAAGTTATGAAACGCCCCCGAATGCGTCTAGAACAAAATTGTAAAGATTGTGTAAATTGGATCCTAGAACGTAAAACAATTTATGATGATGGTTCTGAGATAGCCACTTATAAAGCACCTGAAGGTAAAGGGAATTGCCAAATCCTTAGATTAGATACGGCACCAGATTTTGGCTGTAATAGTTTTAAGCATGGTAATCATACTGAGACGACTAATAAGTCAGGTGCCCCATGGCACCATTGGCATTATGATGTTTGCCCCACTTGTAATGGGAGGGGTAATCCAGGTGATGCTAAGCCATGTGAGCAGTGCTGGGGGACTGGACACGTAAGGTATTATGATGATGGTTTTATAGGTGAAGAAAAGACCAGACTTCATCCAAATGAAAAGGTGCCACCACCTGCTCCTGAAATCACACTAAAGAAAACAGAAAGTAAAGAAGGAGTCCTATGAGTAATTTCTGGACATGGTTTAATACAGAAGCACGTCCTAAACTTGATGCTCGTGCTGAGACATTCGCTAAAATGTTTGAGTATTTAGATAAATTTGATAGGCCAGTAAACATTGTTGAAACTGGTTGTACCCGGAGCAATGGAAACTATAATGCTGGTGATAATTGGGGTGGAGATGGTTGCAGTACAATCATATTTGATAAATATGTCTCAGAACGGGGTGGTACGTTTAATTCAGTTGATATAGATCCAAAGGCTACGGCGCTTTGCCGTAGCTTAGTTAATGGTCATACCACTATTACAACTCAGGATAGCGTTGAATTTCTGAAAAATTTTAAACAGACACCTGATTTATTATATCTAGACTCATTTGATCTAGATATATATAAGCCGCTGGCTAGTGAGGTGCATCACATTAGAGAGTTAAACGCAATCTTGCCAGTTGTAGCCCCGCATACTTTGGTAGCAGTTGATGATTCGCCAACTAATATGTCTGAATCTGGTGATGTTACAGTTGGTGGTAAAGGCGCTTTGGTCGCAAGACATGCTTTAGAAGTTGGTGCTGATCTGAAATTTGCCTTTTATCAGATCGGCTGGACTGGAATGCATAAACGAAATGAAACTGATGATGGAAGAATAAGATCAGACAAGGACCTTGAAAAGATAGTTCTTAGAGCTAGAAATTATTTTGAAACCGATAAATATATAAATGCGGCTAATCTATATCGAAAAATCTTATTTGCAACTGATGCATTGCAGTCTGGTGCCGCTAGAATAGCTAACGGGGAAGCCTGCCTATTTTTTGCAAGGGTATCATTATCAAATAAGAAATATGGATCTGCGCTTGATTGGTATACCAGAGCCCTTTTATCTGATCCTCGTGCTGTTGATTATAGGTTGGAATTGGCTACTAAGGTTCATCGTGAGACTGGTAATGTAAAGGCAGCCCAACATGAGGCACGAGTTGCAACCAAAATTGAACCAGAAAATCCAAATACATGGCGCATTTTGGGTGGAATAGAACACGATTTGGGCAATGCTAACAATGCGATTGCTTGTTATGAGAAAGAACTTGCGTTAGTGCCTGATGATCCAGATGCAATACTTGATATGGTTTCAGTAATCTTGGATATTCCTGATTATGAAAAAGCTGAAGGATTATTAAATAGGGTATTAGAGACTGACAGAAAGGGTGAAGGTTATCATGGTCTTGGATTTATTGCTCATCGTACAGGTAGGCACGAAGAAGCCATAGAGCTTTTAACTAAAGCATTAGAAATTGGTGTTACTCAACCTCCAACTGTGCATTGGACCCGTAGTTTATCATATCATGCTATTGGTAGATACAAAGAGGGGTGGAAGGATCACGATTGCCGGGCATTAGAAAAAACCCAAAGAGCTCTTTCAGTACCAATGCTACGGTTTGTTCTTCCTGTATGGAATGGTGAACCGCCACCTGCGTCTATTCATGTCCATGCTGAAGCTGGGTCTGGTGATAATCTGTGTTGTTCAAGATATTTAAAACTACTTGTAGATCGTGGGTATGATGTAAGGTACGAAACTTATGCTGATATGGTTTCCCTTATGGAAAGGAGTTTTCCAGAGGTAAAGGTTATGCCTCAAGCGCCTGACTACCCGTATGCGGTTGGGGTTAAACCTTTCAATTATCATGCGCCTGCGGGTTGGCTTCCAAAAGTATTTGAAACTGATATAGATACAGTTCCATGGTTTGGTCCATATCTGAAATCAGATCCAGTGCTAGTTGAGAAATATAGCAAGTTACTTCCTAAGAAAGATAAGAATATAGGACTGTGTTGGAGCTCCGGCATTAGGGAAGGCCTGTGGATATCTCAATATGGTAAACGCAAATCTATGCATTTTGATAGCCTTGAACCACTTAGGAAGCTCCCCTTTAATTTTATCAATTTACAAGTAGGGCCTGAGCGTAAGCAGATGAAGGACTGGGTTTTAGATGTTCTTCCTGAACAGCCTTCATGGGACGACACTGCTGCTTTAGTAGAAAATCTAGACCTTGTTATTACCGTAGATACGGCAATGGCTCATTTGTCTGGTGCCATGGATAAACCAGTTTGGGTTATGTGTATGAAGGATGCCATGTCATGGCATTTCTTATGTGAACGCCCTGGTGCATCATGGAACACTGCTTCGCCTTGGTATCCCTCAGCCCGAGTATTTAGACAACATAGATTTAATGAACCCCATTTTTGGGACGAAGTAATTGCTGACATAAATGAAGAGTTAAAAAGCGGATACTTAAATGAATGACTGTAGGCATAGAAAATACTGCTCATAATGACAACACTACTTTAGCAGGGGCTTCATCCACAACTGTAGCTGGCTTTACGATTACCACTGCCAATGCCCTCTGTGTTACAATATCATTTTTAACACTTAGTGGGACACCACCTACAAGCGTAACCGCTACTTGGGATACCGATGGCACCCCTCAGGTAATGACGCAGGTCGCTCATGCGACCTCTACTGGATTAGATGCTTATATATTTGGATTACTAGCCCCCACAACAGGCTCCCATACATTATCAGTAACTTGGACTAACAATGCCAATTTTGGCATTGGGGTCGTAGGACTAACTGGCGTAACTCAAGCCAGTCTAGCCGCTGCGTTTATCAATGCTAGTACAAATACAGGCACCGGGACAACGGCATCGGTAGTCGTTCCTACATCAGCCAATAGTGGTGTGATTGGTATTGCTGTAGATAGTGATCCGGCTTCTTCGGCTAGTGGTGTTTCTAACACCACTTTATTATTAGGCAATGGTGTTGTTGTTAATAACGCTGGAGACTTTGTTTCTAATTATCAAGTTCCATCTAATGCTACATCGGTAACTTTATCTTATACTTTGGGGTCGTCAAATTGGGTTTATGCTGGGATTAGTATTGCTACCCCTGTAAAATTAGAATGGGGTTTTGAACAATCTAATCAATTTCAGTCGCCTTATTCAACAGTAAGGAATACACATCGAGCTGGAGGGATAAAAAATAAATCAGGTTTTGCAGTATTTCCAATACCTTTTAAAGAAGGTTGGCAAGTTCAACCACCACAGCCACCATTTCAACCTACAATAAGACAAAGAAGTGCAGCATTTTCACATCAAGAAGAAGGAATAGAGAGACAACAACTCAAGTTCTTTTCATCAGGCTGGGAAGTACAACCACCTCAGCCACCTAGACATTCAACAACTAATAAAAAAGGGTCTATTTTAAAGGGTATTGATGGGATTGAGGGTAAATTTATTAGGTTCTTCCCATCAGGATGGGAAATTCAACCACCCCAGCCATCCGCACGTCCAACAACCCTTCAAAAAGCAGAAGGGGCGCTATCTCAATGGGAAGATGGAATTGAAGGTCTATATTTCAATGTTGTAAAAGGTTGGGAAATTCAACCTTGGCAACCTCCTGCATTTCCAACAACCAAGCAGAAATACCCTGGTATTAAAGGTAAAACGATTGCGGCTATCTATTCTGTCTGGGTCAATGGTGGCTGGGAAATACAATCAGTACAGCCACCTGCATTTCCTAAGACAAATCAAAAGATAGGTGCATTGTCTCAATGGGAAGATGGAATTGAAGCCCCTTATGTGTTCGTTTCCCCTATTACAGTTAAATGGGGATATGATTTCCAACAGCCCCCACTAAAAATTAATTATAGAAGTGGCGCTTGGTCTCAAAAAACGGAAGGGATTGAATTTCCTCTTCCCAGAGTTTTCCCATCAGGGTGGGACTTCCAAGCCAGCCATTTATTACCAAGATACTTACCTAATACTAGGGCTGTTCCAAATTTAGGAGATGATGGTATTCAATTTCCATTAAGAAATTTCTTTCCTTCAGGTTGGGAAATACAACCCCCACAACCACCACCTTACCCTAAAATTAATCAGAAAATAGGCGCATTATCTCAATGGGAAGATGGAATTGAGAAACCATTTGTCTTTGTAGCCCCTGTTGTAATTAGATGGGGCTATGATTTCCAACAACCCCCATTAAAAATCAACTACAGAAGTGGTGCATTATCTCAATGGGAAGATGGAATAGAAGGTCAATATAATAATTTCCTGCCTTATGGGTGGGAAATTCAACCCCCACAGCCGCCTGTTCAACCTTCAATCAGGCAAAGAGCAGTAGAAGCATTATCACACCCAGAAGAAGGAATTGAAGCTGATTTAGTAATTGTTGCCAATCTTAATTGGGGATTTGAACTTCAATCAGGTTGGCAACCACCAGCATCCCCTAAGACTAATCAGAAAATAGGCGCATTATCTCAATGGGAAGATGGTATAGAAGGCTTATACATATTCATAGCACCACCTCCTCTGTTTTGGGCTTTTGATATTCAGTCAGAACAGTTAAGATCATTTCCAACGAACGTACAGAAATATTCAGGAATTAAAGGTAAGTCTGGTTTCGCCGCGTTCCAGCCTTGGATTAATGATGGTTGGGAGATACAACCGTGGCAACCACCAGCATCCCCTAAGACTAATCAGAAAATGGGTGCTTTATCTCAATGGGAAGATGGTATAGAAGCTAAATTCATATTCGTAGCTCCTGTTACAGTTAAATGGGGTTATGATGTTCAGCCCACTTATTTATTACCAAGATATTTACCTAATGCGAGATCTGTACCGAATTCTGGTGATGATGGTATTCAAGCTCCGTACATTAATTTCCATCCTTCAGGTTGGGAAATTCAACCACCACAGCCCCCATTTTCACCTAAGATAAGACAAAAGATAGGTGCATTAAGTCAGTGGGAAGATGGTATAGAAGCTAAATTTATATTCGTAGCCCCGCCCCCGCTGATTTGGGGTTATGATATTCAGCAGACAGTTTATAAAACTAATTATTATAGGGGTGGCTCTTGGTCTCAATGGGAAGACGGGATTGAATTTCCTCTAATAGTATTACCTCCTGCACCAAGTGGATGGGATACACAGCCTTCACAGCTACCCAATTTCCCACGGATCAGTCAGCGTGGCCCAGCTATTAAGAGCAAATCAGAATTTGCTATCTATTCTGTCTGGGTCAATGGTGGCTGGGAAATACAATCAGTACAGCCACCTAATTTACCTAAAACTAGACAGAAATCAGGCGCTCTATCTCATCCAGAAGAAGGGATTGAGGCTAAGTATATATTTGTAGGCATTGCTAATTGGGGATGGGAACTCCCACCTTACCTAAAACGGACTACATCAAATAGATACCCAGGCATAGAAGGCGCTAGTGAGTTTGCATCGTTCACCTTCCAACCTTACGGTTGGGAAATACAGCCACCCCAACCCCCGTACTATCCCAAAATTAATCAGAAAATAGGCGCATTATCTCAATGGGAAGATGGAATTGAAGCTGTTTATGTATTTGTAGCCCCTGTTATAATTAGATGGGGCTATGATTTCCAACAACCCCCATTAAAAATCAATTACTATAGAAGTGGTGCTTTATCTCAATGGGAAGATGGAATAGAGGCTAAATTCATATTCGTAGCTCCTGTTACAGTTAAATGGGGTTATGATGTTCAACCCACTATATCTAAAATAAATTATAGGGGTGGCTCTTGGTCTCAATGGGAAGACGGTATTGAATTTCCATTTATTAATTTTCATCCTTCAGGTTGGGAAATTCAACCACCACAGCCCCCATTTTCATTAAAAATCAATCAGAAAATAGGTGCATTAAGTCAATGGGAAGATGGGATTGAGAAACCATTTGTCTTTGTAGCCCCAATTACAGTTAAATGGGGTTATGATTTCCAACAACCTCCACTTAAAATTAATTATAGAAGTGGTGCTTGGTCACAAAAAACAGAGGGGATAGAATTTCCACTAATTAATTTCTTCCCTTCAGGCTGGGAAATACAGCCTCCGCAACCACCTAATCCTATTAAAGTTAATATAAAATATGGAGCTTTATCACACCCAGAAGAAGGAATTGAAGGTTTATTCGTTCCACCACCTCCACCACCCCCTGTTGCTCATGAATGGGGCTTTGAGTCTCAAACACCATGGCAACCACCTAATTTCCCACGGATCAGTCAGCGTGGTCCTGCAATTAAAGGTAAAAGTGAATATGCGATTTATTCACCTTGGATTAATGGCGGATGGGAAGTACAACCTTGGCAACCACCTAATTTCCCCAAAGTTACCAGGAAATCAGGTGTTTTATTCCCGTTTGTGGGGGGAATTGAAGGTAAGTTCATCTTTGTAGCCCCACCAACAATCAAATGGGGCTACGAACAAGTGCCTCATTTGAGGCAATTAACATATAAAAGATACCCTGCTATTGAAGGTACTAGTGAATTCGCATCTTTCACCTTCCAACCTGTTGGATGGGAAATACAATCAGTACAGCCACCAGCGTTTCCAAATGTTAAGACTAAAGCAGGGGCTTGGTCACAATTTGAAGATGGAAGTGAGACTAAATTTATCTTCGTAGCCCCGCCAGCAATTAGGTGGGGTTACGATATTCAACCAGTCATATCTAAAATTAACTACAGGGGTGGTGCTTTATCACAGTGGGAAGATGGAACTGAAGGTCTACTAACCCTATTTTTCCGATCAGGTTGGGAAATTCAACCCCTACAACCGCCTCATCCTAAACCTGAGGTTAAGGCTGCGGGGATTTTAAGGGGTATTGATGGAACTGAAGGTCTACTAACCCTATTTTTCCGATCAGGTTGGGAGATTCAACCCCCTCAACCTCCATCTTACCCTAAAGTTAGCCAGAAAATAGGTGCTTTATCTCAGTGGGAAGATGGGATAGAAGCTAAGTTTGTATTTGTAGCCCCACCGTTTTTCACAGATGCATGGGAAATTCAGCCATTTCAACCCCGACATACCTTCATAGAAAGAAGAGGAGCAATTCTAAAAGGTATAGATGGAATTGAAGCCCGTTTGAACAGGTTCTTCCCATCCGGATGGGAAATTCAGCCACCACCACCACCAGTTTACCTAAAAACTAGGCAAAAGATAGGTGCTACGTCCAAGTGGGAAGATGGAATAGAAGCTCAATATGTATTTGTAAACTGGTGG